CCAGTTGTAATATGTAACCCTGCATCTTTACCTATAGCTACGTTTGATGTTCCAGTTGTGTTTGAAGACAAAGCATTAACTCCAATACCAGTATTATTTGAGGCAGTTGTATTTGAAGCTAAAGCACTAATACCTAAAGCAGTATTATTTGCACCAGTTGTGTTTGATCCTAAACTATTTCCACCGATTGCAGTATTTGAACCACCAGTAGTATTGGCATCTAAAGCGATATAACCCACTGCAACGTTATCTCCACCAGTTGAGTTCGCATATAAAGCTAAAGAGCCTACGGCAACGTTATTACCTCCAGTTGTTGTATTAGCTAAAGCAACATAACCAAGACCTGTATTATTACTTGCTGTAGTATTTTCCTGTAAAGATGATTGACCGATAGCAGTATTTTGAGCGCCAGTTGTGTTCTTTAGTAAACTTGACATACCAGTTGCAGTATTTTCAGAACCAGTTGTGTTTGCTCCTAAAGCCTGATTACCCACAGCCGTATTATTACTTGCGGTTGTGTTCGCATCTAAGGCATTTCCACCTATAGCTGTGTTGTTTGCTCCTGTTGTATTAAGTGCTAATGCAGAATATCCCATAGCTATATTACCAGAAGCAGTTGTATTGGTTTTTAAAGCTTCTGACCCAACAGCTATGTTCTCTGTTCCAGTTGTGTTTGATAATAATGAATGATATCCAAGTGCTGTATTATTATCTGCTGTTGTATTAGCTTGAAGCGCTGCGCGACCAATAGCGGTGTTTTGTGAACCCGTAGTATTTGCTGAAAATGTCACATGACCAATAGCAACATTGTCATTGCCAGTTGTTTGAACATCAGCAACAAAATTACCAATACAGGTATTTCTAGCACCAGTAGTATTTTGTTCTAGGCATATACGACCAATTGCAATGTTAGAATTTGCAGTTGTGTTAGATGCAAGTGCTTGCTCTCCAATCGCTGTGTTGTCACTACCTGTTGTGTTGGAATCTAAGGCAAAACTTCCTAAAGCGGTATTGTTATTTCCTGTGGTGTTAAGTTCCAGTGCATCTTTTCCTATCGCAGTGTTTCCTGTTCCAGTTGTGTTGGCTTTTAATCCATTAAAACCGACAGCAGTATTATTATTTGCTGTCGTGTTATTTTCTAATGCACTTCTACCCACAGCTACATTATTGGTTCCAGTTGTATTGTCATATAAAGTAAAAGCACCTAAAGCTGTATTGCTACTTGCGGTTGTGCTTATTCTTAAAGCATCACGACCTACGGCTACGTTTGATTCTCCAGTGGTATTTTGATTAAGTGTATTGTAGCCAACAGCAACATTATTATTTGCAGTTGTATTTAAGGCTAATGCACTATGTCCTATAGCAACACCATAAATTCCTGTTGTGTTTGCTCCTAAACTTGAATTACCCACTGCTACGTTGTTATTACCTGAAGTATTAGCATCTAAACTAAGAGCACCTACGGCTACATTCTGTGCACCAGTTGTGTTTGCTCCTAAAGCACTTAATCCAACGGCTGTGTTATTGTCTCCTGTTGAGTTTGCTATTAATGCACCAACTCCACAAGCAGTAAGATTACTGCCAGTTGTATTGCTCTCTAAAGCTTGTAAACCTAATGCTGTATTTTGAAGGCCTGTGCTGTTTGCACCTAAAGCAGCATATCCAACTGCAGTATTATATTGTCCAGTTGAATTATCATCTAAAGCAAAAGTACCAACGGCTGTATTAAATCCTCCAGTTGTGTTTTGTTCTAAAGCCTGATAACCGACAGCAACATTGTTTGATGCGGTTGTGTTACTTTCTAGTGCTTCTCCACCAATAGCAGTGTTAGTTGCTCCAGTTGTGTTATTTGTCAAAGCACCTTTTCCTATAGCAGTATTATTACTAGCTGTTGTATTTTCCCTTAAACAGTCTGATCCAACTGCGGTGTTAGATGCTCCTGTTGTATTTTTTTCTAAAGCGTGATGACCTACACCACTATTAAATTGTGCTGTAGTATTACTTGCTAAACATTGATTACCAATAGCAGTATTATTTCCTCCTGTTGTAACTGAACTTAAAGCAGTGTAACCAACGGCTGTATTTTCACTAGCAGTTGTGCTTGATAGTAAAGATTCGTGACCAAATGCAGTGTTATAACTCCCAGTGATATTAGCACCTAATGCATTTACACCAAAAGCATTATTAAAAGTTCCTGTTGTGTTTGCATCTAGGGCTTGAAGTCCAAAAGCATTATTCTGAGATGCTGTAGTGTTGAATCTCAAAGCATTACTACCAACAGCAGTATTAAACTGACCAGTTGAATTGGCATCCAAAGCTAAAGAGCCTATGGCTGTATTATTTCCTCCTGTGGTAGTGCTATCTAAAGCATTATTACCAACGGCTGTATTCTGCGTTCCAGAAGTTAATGCAGTTAGAGCATCTTTACCAATCGCAGTATTATTTCCACCAGACACAGAAGCATCTAAAGCACCTTCTCCAAGAACAGTATTACCAGCAACAGAGTTTGCACCTTTTCCTACAGTTAAAGAATTAATTGTCGCATCAGCAGTTGAAGTTACACCACCAGTAAGAGTCCTTAAACTAATCCAGCCATCATTGGCTGAATTACGCATTTTTAATAAATTATTTCCTGTATCTGCCCAGAATGTATATGCTTTTCTATATGATGGCTCGGCAGCACCACTATTCATTGTTAATATCGCATCTAATATATTATTTAAATCTCCACGGACATTGGCTCCTGTAGAATTTTCTACATCATAATCTGCATTACTAGGGCTGGTATTAGGTACTTGAGACATCGCTTAGTCCATTTTTTATTTAAGTATATCTTAATTCAACTCTAACTACCACGCCCAAATCCCGTTGCAGCATATTTGAAATTTCTATTTACATGACTTGATCCATTTTTTATATCTATATCAAAACCTGTCGAAGATATATTTGACAAAGCAAAGAAATCACCTGACTGTGCATTTTCTATAGTTATACCAATAGAAGGGTTTACGCTGTCTGCTGAAATATCTGTACTGGCTTGACCTGTAAAGAAACTATTAGTAAAGGTAACAGACTTTGTAGATGTTCCAGATGCAATTAAACCTCCAGTAGCTCCTGCATTACCAAGACTTGTTTCAGTTCTACTTTCAAGTTGTGCAATGTAACCTAATTGATCTATTTCAATAGATTGTGCTGGATCGTCTGAATCCATTTCACATCTAAATCTAAATCCTCTACCAATAAATGTTCCATTTACAAAAGTACTGAATTTAGTAAATCCTGCCCCAAGAGTACAGTTACTACTTGATATTGTTGCACTAGATGATGCTGTAACAGTAAATGTACTATCAGTTGGTACTGATTGAACCTCAAAATACCCATCAGTTGCACCACCACTTGTAAAATCAATATCTACAAACGTACCAACGGCAAATCCATGGCTAGTTTTTGTTACTGTTATTGTTGTTCCAGATTGTGTATAGGTGGCTGAATCAGATGTAGCTGGATCGCTGTCAGTTGTTGCTACCAAAAGTTTTGCGTTGACATCAAAGGCAGTAGCACCATCAAAATCTTTCCAGGTGTCTATATTTGCAGTTCTTTTATCTACTAAATCATTAGGATAAAAACCTTGACTTACAAGATGTCTAGTTAGTCTTAATGGTTGTTTACCACCTAAATCTAGCTTGGAAGCGAAATCATAATGACCACCAGTAATATCAACAGCACCAAGGAAATCAAAATCTGCAATAGCGTCAAAATCAGTTACACCATCTAATAATTCAAGAGATCCGAGAACAAGTCCATTGACATCATCACTAAAGAAACAGTCTACTTTTTCGCCGGCAAAAGGAGTTGCATCAGTATCTTCTCTATCTGTAAATACAGTTAACTTAGGAAATGGATCTGGAGTATTAACTATAACTGAAGTTTCTCCAGGACTTAATCTTCCACCATCATCTCTAAATTTAAGAATATACTCTCCATTAACTGCTGGTACTAATGTTTCAGAAACGTTTCCTGGCAATGCAGGAATGGCATCAGTAGAGTTTGTAAATGTAGCCGTTCCATCACTTATATTACTATGTCTAACAACTACGTTTCCACCATGCGTTACATCAATATCTGTAGCTTTATCAAAACGTAATCTTATAAACTGATCTGATACTGGTTCGACAACTAAATTAGAAACATTTTGTGGTAACGCAGTTTTTCCCTTTGCTTCAAATGTAATATCCGTTGATCTGGATGATATTACATTTTGAACATTGTATGACAATACTTGAATCGTATAAGTTCCTTTTCTGCTATTTACTATTTCAAAATCAGGTCTTGCTACTCTTTCACTGATAAAATTGTCATTCTCAAATCTATAGTTAACCTGATATTCAGTAACACCAACTATCGGTTGCCAGCTAATAATAATCTTTGATACAGCCTGATTATTAATAGGAAATATTCTTTCAACAGCAGTCAGACCTGCAGGTGGCTCTGCTGGCTCGTTTAACTTAGAAACAACCCTAGCTGGTAATGCCTCGCCATCTTCAATAAATGCGTATTTACCTTCAACATAAGATAAGGCTGTAATTGCATAATTTATTCCATCTTGCTCCTCTACTGTTATCACTCTAAATAATTGAGATTGAGTAGTGACGTTAGATATAAGAAAAGGTGTATTTACATTTGGAACGGAAGTAAAAGTAGACTGAGTAGTTTGAGTTCCGTCTGGATTATTCTTTACAACACTATCAACAGTGATATTGGCTCCCGATACAGCAGAAATATCTCCTACCTCCATCGTTCCATCAGGCATAATTATAGATATTTTTGCATCTCCAACAGGATTACCACTTGCATCTACAGCAAGATCTGTTGCAGCAGTGTCATCAACAGTGACAACAGTTGTAGAAGCAGCACTTTTTAACCTACCTCCTCTTCTTATTCCTGCTCTTACTGGATCTTGAATTTCAATAATTGCACCAGGGCGAACTATTACTCCAGAATCTATAGATGTACTGAATGTAACTACCTCAGACTCATTATTCTCAGCGAATACAATAGCTTTTGCTAATCTTTTCGCTTGATTACGACTTGTACAACCAAATGCCTGTACCTTTTTAACAACTGTGCCGATCTTAGCTATTAAATTTGTATCTTCATGTACTTCAAAATCTATTTCCTGACTATCCATGTTGAAGTAAGAAACAGATACAACACTATGCCTTGTCTTGAGACTACTTCCTGCATAACTAAATCCATTTTCTCCTACATTAGCTAACGTAAATAAGTAACTTGGGTCGCTTGGCTTATCTTGTGTAATGGTTATTGAACCAGCAGACCATATCGGCATACATCTCATAACACCTGCTAATTCATTTATTAGTTCAAATGCTTCTTTAGATGTTTGAATATTCACATTGCAGCTAAATCTAGGTTCAAGTGCTCCAGCACCATCATCAACAAGGGCACTGGAAAACTTACTGGCACTTACGAAACTAAAAAGGTCAAGAGAAGCATCTGTTATATGATCTCCAAATCCATATCTTGAAGTCGTGAGAAGATCAAGTAACACCATTGCAGGGTCAGAACACCAAGTAGCTGCTGCCATGACTCCATCGAATATATAGCCGTCTGGATAATGAATAAAACCAAAACTACTTACAGTTCCGAGTCCTAAAGAATCTGCTACTGCTTGGCTCGTGACGACTGTTGGAGTACCAGAACCATTAGCTCCGGCTCCAGGAACTCTTATTTTTATTCCTCTAATTCTAAATTTTCTATCAGGAATCGAGCTAAATTGCATCGAATCCAAACGCAAAGCAGTGTAAGCACTGTTGTTATAAGTACGAGATTCTTCAATTATTTCGCTAAAACTTGTCCACTGAAAACTATCTTGAAGGCTAGTGGTCGTAGCATCATCTGTAACTCTGCTTACTCTAATGTCCACTGGAAATGCTCCAGTTAACTGCACACCATAATCTCTTTGGTACGCATCTCCACTTCTACCTGTAATTGTGTCAAATGTTTCTCCATTACTTCCTATAGCTAAATCGGTAAAACCTCCAGAATTATATTGAACAGCTATTTTTAGTTGAACCGAAGTACCTAATAAATCTCCCTCATCAGTTGCTCTTTGTAATTGAGGAAAAGTAATTGTTACCCTTACCTTATCAACATTTGTATTAGTAATCTGTCTAGTTACTGGAATATCTTTTGTTACTTCAACACCAACACTTTTTGTGGATACACTGCTATCTATATTTGGTATAGCAGTTTGACTATCTGTACCAAATCTAGGGTTAAAGGTTACATTTTGAAAGTTTCTATCTACATCTTGAATATCTGTAGAATCTGCGGAAGCTCTTATAACAGGAGTATCGTTTAAAAATACATCTTTAAGTGCAGCATTATTGTAGGCATCTGTACCTTTTGTTCTACCTTCTTTAGATGCAGTAGCAAACCCTTCTATTTCTCCTTCCGATATTAAATCTAAAAAAGTAGCATACTGTCTACTGTGAAGATTATCAGGATCTCTAGTAGGTTTTGGAGGTGGATTGTTCCCGCCTTTTGCACCTCTAATAATACGTTTACTATCTGTCATGCCTGTACCTGTTCAGTATCTACAGACGCACTAATTACAACCGATCCAGTGAATATCTCTCCATATACTATAGGCACAGGTGTACCAGCCCTTGATGTATTTTGTATTCCATTAAAACTAAAGGACAGTCTAGGATCTTCGGCTGAGTCAAAATTACTTGATTTAGGTAAAGGAGTCAGCATTTCAGAAACTCCAGTAAGAACTAAAGCGATACCTATATTTCCTGCAAATGCTGTAAGACTAAACGCTCCAGAGGCAGTTGCAAATCCTCCAGCTAAACCTTGCGGACCTAGACCAAAACCTACAGTTGGATTTATGATGGCAAATCCAATTAATACAGCACCCAGTAATATTTTTCCTAATCCTCTACCAGCACCAGTAATCACAGGAATTAAGTGTATATCCTGTTGCCCTATTGGATCTCCTAGTTCAGTTTTATCTAACTCATAATCGCCAACTTTTAATTTATAGTATCTGTCATTCATGTGCTGCTCAATTCCAGGGAAATTATTTATCAAAAAACTCATTGCATGAGCTAGTGTGTCTGCCTTTATCTCAAACTCTTTATGCCCTACAAACTTTGCAAGCTCTCCGTATAATTTTATTTTACGAAGCATAGCGATACCTCTTTCCTGTGCATTTTAACAACCACGGAGAATATGGTTCTCTACAAGATAGTCTATCGGTTAAATGATGTAATACCTCATCCCCAAGAAAAATAGCTACATGATTTAAAGTTGAATCTAAAATACTCATCAACAAAACATCTCCAGATTGTAGCTTTTCATCTGGCCTTAATTCTCTAAAACCTGTTCGCCAAGCATAACTTTCAAATAAAGGATCTTTCATAAACTCTTCTGGGGTTATAGGTCTTTCGTAGTCTTTGAGTTTTATTCCTTTCTCTTGCTTGTAATAATCACGAACCAAAGACCAACAGTCTGTTACACCCCATACCCATTGTCTACCTAGTAAAGGTGCTTCATATCCCTGGGGTTCATAATATCCCCACTGTTTTGTTTTTGGATTAACTATGTGCCAAGGTAGTCCACTTTGTTCGCAACTAACTTTATCCGCCTGACTAGCTATCGCAGGAGTTGTCGGATGACTGTGAACAACAGCAACTATATCTCCCAAATTATCGGCCTTTACATAATCCTCTGGATCGAGAATGAAACATTGATGTGCTGTCATTGAAAGATTACGACAAGGATAATATCTTTCTTTTCCTCGAACATTTAACAAAAGACCAACAGATTCTTTTGGATCTTCTATCTCAGCATGATTAAGTGCAGCTTCTTTCCAGTTCATCCTATAACCGTACCAATAGAAGGAAATTCTGCTCTAGTGCATTGTCTATTAGGAGCACGAATACCTGCAAGATCAAATACAGCAGCTAGTTCAAACTGCACTACTTGTCTATTTTCTGCTGCTTTCCTATCTATCTTGTATATTTCCTGCGGAAATTCTGCATTTGAGTCAGGCGTTCCATAAGGGTTTACATCACTTGGAAAATTAACAGCATCAATAAATCTTGCAAGAGTTCTTATACGAGTAACAGTCGCACCTGTTAAATCATTTCCAGTAGTTGTTTTATTTACTGACAATAAAATAGATGTAATCGTTCCTAGTGCATTACTTATTGTCAAAGTTGGGCGGGGTAATTGTCCTTTTGTAAACGCAAAACCTTCAGCTTTTACAGGAAATCTTCGATAACTATTACCTGCCCAAACTATTTCTCCGTTATCTTTTAAAGAAGAGCCAGCATGAAATCTATATGTAGTGGTAACATTGTCTGGATTTCCTGTGGGATAATTAAGACCTTCGGTAAGAGTAAGCACAAATAATTCTATTACTGATGATGGGTTTATACTCTGAAGATTGCTAACGATAGCAGAACTGCTCATGGTTCAAACACCTCTCTAAATGTTGCTTGAATTGTTGCTCTATTGTTATATGGTATAGATTTATTCCAGTTCTCGCAAACAT